TACAAGCTGGTCAACCCCCGGACAACTGGGTGGTGTAGGAGCTCAGGGTGGTGGTGTATTCCAAGTAAACAATGAAACAGCCAACATAAACTACACAATACAAACAGGTCAAAACGCATTTTCTGTAGGACCAATTACTGTGGCATCAGGTGTGACAATAACTGTCAGTTCTGGTCAAAAATGGGTAATCATTTAAGGAATAAAACATGAGCATTATCTCAAGTTCAACTACCAGCACTACCGCATATAAAGTTACTGCGGACACCACAGGCACATTGGTGCTTCAGACAGGTTCGACACCGACTACTGCTGTTACTGTAGGTACAGATCAATCAGTTACTTTGGCAGGTACATTGTCAGTACAAGGTCAAACTGTTAGCCCATACACAGGGTTCAAGAACCGCATCATCAATGGCGGGATGATGATCGACCAGCGTAATGCTGGGGCGAGTGTTACGCCAACCAATAGTCAGTATTTGGTAGATCGCTTTTGGTACAACTCCACTCAGGCATCAAAAGTAACGATACAACAATCTTCAGTTGCCCCCACAGGGTTTACAAATTCATTGCTTGTAACTTCTAGTTCTTCATACGCAATCGCCGCTGGAGATGTATTTGGTGTGGTGCAACCAATTGAAGGGTACAACGTCGCTGATTTAGGATTCGGAACAGCATCTGCGTCAACAGTAACAATTTCATTTTGGGTGCGTTCAAGTTTAATTGGGACATTTGGTGGGTCGGTGTACAACAATGCTGCAAATCGTTGCTATCCATTTAGTTACACAATCAGTTCTGCAAATACTTGGGAGCAAAAAAATGTAACTATTGTTGGCGATACAACTGGAACTTGGTTGACAAATAACAGCACGGGGATAAATGTATATTTTTGCCTTGCAACAGGCTCAACATATGGCGGCACTGCTGGAGCATGGACAAGTTCTGCAAAATTAGGCGTTACAGGTCAAAATTCACTTGTCGGAACAAACGGTGCAACACTCTACATCACAGGCGTACAGCTTGAAAAAGGCAGCACAGCCACATCGTTTGATTACAGACCTTATGGTACTGAGTTGCAGTTGTGTCTACGATATTATTATCGTTTTGGAAATGCTACAGCAAATAATTTACGAATAGCATTGTTTCCTGCATTGAATAGTACTCGTGTTTTTGGTGGATTTTTTACACCAGTACCAATGAGATCTCTTGCACCTAGTGGGACTTTTGGTTCTGGTACATACGTTGTTTTAGAAAATACAACTCTTTCTGCAACTTATCCATTAACCGTTTTTGGTCCATATGGCGCTGGCTCAACTCCAGCATCAAATTTGTATGGTATGGAACTTAATGTTGCTTCTGGATTAACTGCGGGTAGTTTATATCATTTAACCATACTTAATGGTGGAACATATTCACAAAGTTATGTAGCTTTAGATGCGGAGTTATAAGATGACAACTTACAAATTGATGAATAACTACGAAACAGGTAAACCCCATGCGGTTTTTCTTGTAGAGCAAAATAAATACATTCCAATAGCTGAAGACAACACAGACTACCAAGCCTATTTAAAATGGCTTGAAGAAGGCAACACGCCTGAACCAGCAGACACACAAGGAGCAGAATAATGCCGTCAATCATCCTTTCTGACAATGGCGTAAGCAGCGGTTCTGCTGGCCTGAAAACGACCGCTGCATCAGACGGCGCTCTTGCTTTACAGACTACTACTGCGGGTGGTTCAGCTACTACTGCTGTAACTATTGATACATCACAGATTGTGGGTGTTGGAACTACAAGCCCTTCAAGCCTTTCATCCGCAAAACTTGTTGTCAGCCAAGGCTCAGATGCCGATGGTATTTTCTTGCGTGGTGGTGGCACTCGCCAGATTATGCTTGGAACATCATCAACAATGGGCTATATCAATGTTGATAACACAAGCGGTTTAGGCTTTAATGTAAACGGCCCAGAGCGTATGCGTCTTGATACTAGTGGGGCATTGATTGTCGGCACTACCGCTACCGCAGGAAAACTTGGTGTTAACTCAGCAAGCGATACTGCTGGCACTCTTACAGTTGCTTTGCAAAACGGCACAAACGCTTACCAAGGTCTGCGCCTGACATCTACTGGTAATGCTCTTGCTTTTGACCGCTATAACGGTAGCTGGGCTGAAAGCGCCCGTTTTGACATCAACGGTAACTTGTTGGTGGGGCAAACAGCACAATCGAACGTTGAACGCTTTGGCGTTTCTTTTACTGGAAACAACGAAGGAGTTTATGCTGTAAATAGTAGCGCAAGCCCAACAGGAACAGCAATTACTGCAAACTTTCCAAGTGGTACTGGAACTAATGGAACTGGCTGTATTCTTTACAAAGGAAGAACAGCGGGGGTAGACAGGTTTTATGTATACGGAAACGGTAACGTAGTAAACGCCAACAATAGCTATGGCGCTCTTTCAGATGTAAAACTGAAAGAAAACATTACTGACACCACGCCAAAACTGGCTCAGTTGAATCAAGTTCGTGTTGTTAATTACAACTTGATTGGTGACGAAACAAAACAACTAGGCGTTGTTGCTCAAGAGTTGGAACAGATTTTCCCAGCAATGGTTGAGCAAACACCAGATCGTGATGCAGAAGGTAACGACCTTGGAACAACAACAAAGTCTGTCAAGTACAGCGTGTTTGTTCCAATGCTTATCAAAGCCATCCAAGAACAACAAGCCATCATCCAACAATTACAGGCTGATGTAGCCGCATTGAAAGGAAACTAATATGCCAGTCATCATTAACGGCACAACAGGCATCACTGATGTCAACGGCACAGCAGCCGCACCTGCTATTACAGGTACTGATACCGACACAGGTATTTTCTTTCCTGCTGCCAACACACTAGCTTTTTCAACAGGCGGCACAGAAGATGCTCGATTTGATGCTTCTGGCAACTTTGGTTTAGGTGTTACGCCTAGTGCTTGGGCGACTCTTACTGGTTTGCAAGTTAAAAACGCAGCAATGGCGGCAACTAGCAATGCCTCTTATTTTGGCGCAAACTGGTATTACAACGCTGGAGATAAATACATTGCTTCATCTGGCGCTGCTGTTTATGTGCAAAACGCTGGTGGAGATAGTTCTCATCGTTGGTACAACGCCCCTTCCGGCACAGCAGGTAACGCCATCACCTTCACCCAAGCAATGACGCTTGATGCTAGTGGGAATTTGGCTTTAGGAAATACTACTTCACTAAGCGCATCTTCTGGTCGTATTGACCTGACCGTTAATGGCACATCATCTTCGATGGTGTCTTGGGGCACTGGCGGCACTCGTAGAGGCTATGCGTTGCATGACGGTACTGATTTTTCGATTGCAAGCGAAACAGCTGGTGCTCTTAGATTTCTCAACAACGGTGCAGAACGTGCCCGTATCGACTCCAGCGGTAACTTTCTGGTGGGGACTACGACAGGTACTGGTGACGGCATCACATTGAGGCCAAGGGTAAGCGCAGGCTCCACATCACAAATTAACTTTAATAGAGCAAGTACAACCACAGTTGGCTATCCAATTAACTTTCAGAACGGCGGGTCTGATGTTGGTTATATCTCAATGTCAAACAGTGCTGTTGCGTATGTGACTTCATCTGACTATCGCCTGAAAAACACCGTTGCCCCCATGACTGGGGCATTGGCTAAAGTTGCTGCACTCAAGCCTTGCACCTATAAATGGAACGCTGACGGTTCTGATGGTGAAGGCTTCATTGCTCACGAATTAGCTGAAGTGTGTCCTGACGCAGTGGTGGGTGAAAAAGACGCAGTGGACGCTGACGGTAATCCTAAGTATCAAGGCATTGACACCAGCTTCTTGGTTGCTACATTGACAGCGGCTTTGCAGGAGATGAAAGCAATCGTAGACGCACAAGCTGCTGAAATCGCAGCATTGAAAGGTAACGCATGATTAAGCTAGAACTTCCTATTGAGGCCGTAAACTTCATCCTTGGCACACTTGGCGAGCTCCCCAGCAAAACAGGGGCTTGGCCTTTGATTATGCAGATCAAAGAGCAAGCAGAACCTCAAGTACCCAAAGATCCACCAGCGGAATAAAATGCTGCCATGAGCGATTCCTATACCCCCCTTCGCACCCCGTTCCCGCTGATGAGCTTCACGCCGGACGTGCCTAGTAACGCCCTCAGCCCTTCTGAGTACAACTCAGGTAGGAATGTGGAATGCGATGTCCGTGGGGTTAAAAAGGTGTCTGGTGAACAACCATTCCTGTCTGACATCCCCGGCAACGCTGTGTTCTGGGAGGGTGGTTTCAGGGGTGCTTCTTGGACGTATATTGTCGCTACCCGAGAAGGTAAATGGTACGCCCTGACATCTTCTGGCATTACCAACATCACTCCCGGTGTTGGCGCTAACCCAAATGCTGCTTTGTCTGGCTATTCTGATGATGTGAACATTACCGCTGATTGGGTGGGCAATGTTTTCTTTATCAATGACGGCCTTCGTCCACCGATGTATTTCCTGCCTACTGCCACAGAGATCTACATCTACGATGCCGCACCTGACAACTATGTCTGGAACTACGAGTCTGGTCTGTCTCCTGCCGTTACCTCAGTAACCGCTGGGTTTGTTCGCAACTACAGTTCCCCCAACGTTGGCAACATCCTAATCGCAGGCAACCTGACAAAGACATTCAGTACTGGATCGGTAGTTAACTATCCGACAACATTACGTTGGTCACAGGCGTTTGCCAATACTGGCGTACCTGCCACTTGGACACCCACCCTGAACAACATTGCCAACGAGCAAGAAGTCCCTGTCCGTGGTCCTCTGATTGACGGGTTCTTCCTTGGGGCTAACTTCTACATCTGTTCCTATTGGGACACAGTTGTGATGACCCCTATTGCCTACCAAAACAGCACAGCGCCTGTCTTTGGGGTTCGCCTGTTTAACCAAGGCCGTGGCTTGTTGAACAACAACTGTTGGACAAACACAGACTCTGAAGTCTATGGAATCGACAGCCGTGATATCTGGGTGTTTAACGGTTCTGACTTTGCTTCTTTGGGTAACCAAAGGGTCAAGAACTACTTCTTCTCTAATTTGAATAAGACATATTCAACCAGAACATTCATGGTGAACAACACCCAGAAGAACCAGATCGAGATCTACTATCCTGATCTGACTTCTACTGGCTGGTGCAACAAGATGTTGTCGTACCGCTACGACCTGAAGATCTGGAATGCTCCAAGGGATGTGCAGAATGCCTGCATGGGGACTGAGGGCCCTGTGTACGAATCCGGTGCTTTCACATATGCCTCTAGGACCGTCTCATACGCCCGTGGAGGCACTGCTGGCGTTCCCCCGGTACAGACGGGTGTAACCAACGGATTTAGCGGTGCAGCGATTCCTTGCCTGTTTGAGCGCAAGAATGCCACCTTGCAGACAGATGAGGGCCCTGTGCCTTACTCTGCCAAAGTGTATGTACACCGTCTGTTACCTGAGATCTCAGGTACTGGAAAGATCAACATTACTGTTGGCGGTGCTAACTCTACGGCTCAAGAACCTGTTTATGGTGCTACGGCCGTGATGGACATTGTGACCGACACACCTTGGGTGACAACCACCCAGAACACTGTCAGGACTGTGTCTGTCAAAGTGGAGTCAAACGACGCTACTGATACTTGGAATATGCCAGCCCTTAATTGGCAGGCAACCGTAACTGAGGATGCGTTCTAATGCCCTTCCTTCTTGACGGCAACCCAACACAGGGAGAGATCTCTGAGGCAATTAACTATCTTCTGAGCAACTTTACTCAGAGCGTGGCTGCTGACCCTAACACTGGTCAAGTAGTTGGGCCCGGTGGCGAGATTCAGTATTACTTATACAAATACATGTTTGTTAAGTATGCCGACAGCTTTGATGGTTCTGTTGGTTTTTCCAATACGCCTACCAACAAGGCTTATTACGGCCTGAGAAACTCTGACAGCACCACAGAATCCACTAACCCTGCTGACTACCTTTGGACGCAGGTTTCTGGTGGTTTTGGAACTACCAAGTTCTTGTACTACCTGACAACAGGCGGTAGAGCTATTCAGTTTCAGGTGGCTACTGCTGTACCTAATGCTGGTTGGTCAGTAGATCCCGGCACACCTATTGATCTGGACATCACCACCAGAACAAATGCTGTCGCCAACTTTGTTGTCATCCGTCTGCCAAACAACTCTGCTGCCCCAACTGATGCTGAATGCGTGTCAGCGATTGGTAGAACTCCTATCTCTGGCGACCTTTGCACAATCAACTACAACAGCGGTTTGGCATCGATCCAGTACAAGTACACCACTGGCTGGGCTATTTTCCAAAAGTACATTACTGCTGACATTGTTCAAGCTCAGACTTTATCTGCGTTTACTGCCAACCTTGGTACTGTGACTGCTGGTGAAGTTGTTATTGGTAGCTCACCTGCTATTAGCGGCACAACAATGACTGGTTCTGGCGCTCGTATTTACAGCGATGGTAGGTTTATTACTGGAAATGCAACCACAAACTTGGTATTTAATGGATCTAGTTTGACTTTAAATGGTGTTGGTAATGCAACGTTTGGTGGTTTGACTTCTGGTGTTCAGATGCCACTAACACCTAGTGGTACTTTTCCTTCAGGATATGTTGATGGATTTTCCATAACAAAAGCGGGTTATGTTCAAATAACTTTAACTGGCGAAGTACTGTTTATTTCAAACACTACTGCTTATCCCGGAATTTATGCTCCAGTAACCGTTTCTGTAAGGTCAACTCCGGGTGGAATTTTGCCCGGGAACCCGACTGGTATTACTGATACTTTTAATATTAGATTGCAGACACCAGTTGTTAAACCATCATTTGGTTCTGCAACAAATAGATTGCAATTGCCATTGTCGTGGACTCGAATAGCCAATTTAAGCGTTGGTACATACGCTGTCTTTATTTGTTCTGATGCTGGTTTTTTTGATACGTCTGGCAATCTTGGTTATGGCGTTCCAGTAACGGATCGTTTGTTCAATGGTCGGATAGACGTTTTCCAACCAACAGTTTAAGGAAGAATCATGGGTGGATTTTCAGCACAAGTTCAACAACCTACTAACCCTCCACAAGCTGGTGGTAAAGGTATTGCACAACAGGTAGAGCAAGTTCAGCAACCTGCTGCCCCACAGCCTATGGCAAAGGGTGGTAACTATCAATCTAACGCCACCTCTGGACAGCCTCGTATGGGTCAACAAAACCCGTATCCCAATACTGTCGGACAGTGGGATAATGCACAAATACAGCCTGTTAGACAACAAGGCAAAGGTAAAGGAGTCTGATCATGGGATTTAGTTTTGGCGGCGGCTCATCTGGCGGCTCACAGTCAGTAAATTTAACGCAAGAACAAAAAGACCTACTGAAAGCTCAGACTGGGTTTTTGACTGGTACGGCATTTCCTGCCTACCAAAAGACTCTTGGCATGGCTCAGGATGTCTATGGTCAGGTAAACCCAACCGCAATTACTGCTGCCAACACTGCAATGGGCGTGGCAGGACGTGCAGGTCAACTGCAAGAGACTGCTGGCGCTGGTAGTTTGCTTACAGGTTTGTCAGGGTTGGCTTCTTTGTTTAACCCTCAGTACGAACAAGGACAGATTCAAGCTGCCTTACAAGCTGGTCGTGAAGCTACCCGTGAGCAACTTGGTGGTCAAAACGCTATGTATGGCGCTGCTGGTGGTCTGGGTTCTGCTCGTCAAGCTTTGGCTGACACTAACCTGCGTCAGTTGGGCGAACAACGTCAAGCTACTGCGGCTGCTGAAGCTCAGGCTCGAGTTCAGGCCAACAAAGCTGCTGCTGCTCAACAGTTGTTGTCTGCTGGTCAAACAGGTCTTACTGCTGCTCAACAGGCTGCTGCAAGCCGTATTGGCTACGCTCAGACACCTCAAGATGTATTGGGCAAGTATGCTTCAATCATTTACGGCACACCTCAAGCTTCTACTACTCCCAACTTTGCTGGTACTCAGGGCACTACAGGTCAGAGCTCAAGCAAGGGTTTTGGTTTTAGATAAGGAACAAATATGGCAGATAGTCATCCATTTGCAAATGCTGGTCTTGGCATGTTTGGTTCTGCCGAGAGGCAGTACGCCCAGATGGGTATGTCTGGCCCAGAAAAGGGCGGTTTGGCAGGTAAGCTGGGTGCTTATTTGTTGGACAAGGCTGGTGTCAAGGATTTTCTTGATAACTTGAGCAAAGAAGATAAGCAGAAAACTGTTGGTATTGCACCTCCTGCGACATATCAGCCAAATTATGGCTTGCAGCCTGTTGCTCCAATATCTGGTCAAGGCATCAATCCTATGAGAATGCCGGGTGCTGTTCCCGGCGGTATTGGTTTGAATGCTGCTCCTGCTGGTGTTGTTGCTCCAAGACCAGCTGGCACTCCTATGCCTGATGACGAGCACAAAAATCAGGTCCTATCTTCTTGGGGTTAAACATGGCAGAAATTACAGTTCAAGAAACCAATCCTGCGTCAGTATCAGATAAATATGAACTGGCGGTTCAGTCACGTGATCCAAAGGCCATGCTTGAGGTTGCTCAGGCTGCGCTTGGCACTCCTGTGGCTGACATTGCTATCAATGCTGCAAACAACATGTACAAGAGCAATCAAGTATTTGATAGCCTTGTAAAGCCTATTGAAGCTGCTGGTGGCATTAATACACCAGAGGGTCGTACAAAGATTGCAGATACTTGGAAAACAATCGCTGATAACCCACGTTGGGGTAGCGCAATTGTTGAGCATCTGTTGGGTAATCCTAATGCTCGACTTCAAGTTACTGGTGGAAATGTAAAGACTGTCATTACATATGATGACCAAGGCAATCAACTTGAAGAACATCAAAACGAACTTGGTCAGCGTGTCAAAGTTGTTGATGTTGCTACACAACGTTTAATTGGCCCAGAAGAGTATGCACGCCTTGGTGGTGGCCGTAACAGCCTAGAAAACACATTGGCTCGCAAAGCACAACTGGAAAACCAAAAGCAAAACCTTGAAGAGTTTGGCAAAAATCAAAAGGCTACTGGCGCTTGGTCTGCCGCATCTCCTGAGCTCAATGATCTATACAAACAAAAGCAAGACATGCTCAGGCAGCTTGCTGGCTCTGGTTTGAACAACAAACAATTGGAAGAGCTGTCTAGCTTTACTACCCGTCAGATTGGTTCATCGCAAAGCATGTCGAAGGGATTTAGCGATCTGGATCAGTTTGTTCGTTCTCGTGGTCAAAACGTTGAAGAAGCAGTGCGCAAGAGTGCAGAAGCTGCTGCTCGACGCTTGGGATTGCGCCTTGGTGCTGATGGTTCTATTACCAATACAAAGGGCGAAAAGGTTGATTCAAACTCTTTGAACCAATTACAAAAGAACTTCTCCGAAAGCAATTCAGCAGAACAGAACTTTGCTCAAACTCAAGAACAGTTGGCAAAGAACATGATCTACAAGAATCTTGGTCTGAAAGAGAAGCAGATTTTTGACAGCATTCTTGAGACTGATCGCCGTATCGAGACAAAGGTTTCTGAGCTTACACGTGAATATGGTCAGCCTAAGTTCTTGGTAGCACCTGCTGCTATGGGTATTGCTGATCAGTTTGCTCGTGCTGAAGTGCAGGCTATTCAGGGTCAGTTCAATGCTGCTGCCATTCAGGCATATCAGGATTGGAAAGCAGACAAGTTGAAGAACTATCCTCCCGGCCAAGTTCCAAGTCCTAGTGAATTGGAGTCTGCGTTTACACGTAGTCCTGTTTACAAAGAGTTGCGTAACGCATTCCAAGAACAGTCTTTGCAGACTCGTCGCCGTGTTGTGGAAGCTTTCCCAGAGTCTAATGAGCCAAGTGTTGGCGCTCCTAAGCAACCTAGAATTGCTCCTGAGACACCACGTGAATCTCCTACAAAGGTTGGTGAAGCAGAAGACAAACGTGCCAAGCTTCGTGCTCAGTTTAGAAAGGGTGAATAATGGCAACCACTTTTGATGCTGAAGGCTATCGTAAGGCTGCACGGGAATTAGGCATTCCCGACGAAGAGATTGAAAAAGACATTGCCGAAGAAACCAAAGGCATGGAGTCGGCTGCGGCTCCTGCTGACATGAAGAATGTCAAGGTTGGCAATGACTTCTTGGGCGTTCCAGAATGGTTGCAACCTGCCTTGGGCGTTGCTCTTGGGGCTGGCCTTGTTACGGCTGGCGCTGTTGGTGCTAACAAGCTTAGAAACCGTCAAGCAAAAACTGAAGCACCGGGCCCACGTGTTGAACCTACTTTTGGCATTCCAGAGGTAGATACTTTTGGTCAACCAACTGCTGCCAAAACAACTCCTGCTGCCGATGTGACTGATGTTGCATCTCGTCCTGTTGGACAGCCACGTGCTCAATTGCCTGCTCCTGCAACACCTGTAGAAGCGCCTGTTGCTGCACCTGCTGCTCCTAATGCACCTGTTGCACCTACTGTAGCGCCAGCCGCTACAACTCCTGTTGCCACACAACAGCCTGCAATTAGTGGTTACGGTGAAACAAAGTTGAATGCACCTGCTGGTGTTCCTTCTCCTGTTGCGCCTCCTACGGTTGCGCCAGTTGAGCCTAAGCCTATGTCTGATATTGAGAAGATCCGTTTGGAGGAAGCTCAGATCCGGTTGCAGGCTGCCAAGGACAAGGCTGCTTTTGATGCTGAAGTTCGTCAAAAGAAACTTGAATCTTTGAATACTACTGCCAAGAAGTCTGTTGAAAAACAACAAAAGGCTGGTGGTGGTTTAAGTCCTATGGACAAGACTATTCTGAACAACCAGATCACTGCTGCTGCGGCATCTGATGTTAAAGAAACTCTTGCCAAAGCTGCTGCTGTGCCTCCCGTTGCGCCTGTTACTCCGGCAGCTACGACTGCTGCGCCAGCCGCTGCTGCGCCTGTAGCCCCCCCAGCAAAGCCTGCTACACCTGAAGTTGAATCCGTTCTTGGCAAACCAACAGTGACCACTGGTTCTGGCATGCCAGCATACGCAGGTCAAGGTGGTGAGTCTGCCAAGATCAAGAAAGAGTTTGGCAGTATTGCTGATGTGCCCAAGGGTTACGTGTTTGTGCCCGGCGGTCAGCTGATGGACATCACCCGTAATGCTGTTGGTCAGGAAGCGTTTACTGCCAAGCTTGGTGAGTTTGGTGGTTATCCTGCTACTCAAGGCCAAGCTTATGCACAAGCCAGAGAAATCAATAAATCTCTTGGTCGCATGACTCGTGAAGAATTGAAGGCTGCTGGCAAAGAGTTGCCTGAGCCTACCAAGTCAATTACCAAACAGGTTGCTGGTAGCAAGTTGGTCAAGGTTGCTGGTGTTGGTGGTGCTTTGATTTCTTTGGCTGATGTTGCAAGCGCTAAGGAAGCTGCACAAACAGTTGGAGAGATGCTGTTGCCAATCGGTGCTACACCTTCACAATTGCAGCCCGGTACACTTACTGAGAAACAACTCAAAGCATTTGCAGAAGCTCAAAAGCTTGGTAGCCCATATCGTTCAGTTCCACCCCCGAGATAAAACATGGAAAACGTCACACACGCTCAAATCTATGAACGCCTCGTTGCTGTTGAAGCCAAGGTGGATCACATAGACAAGAACACTAAGGACCTTGTAGACGGTTTTAAGGCTGTCCAAGGGGCATTTACTGTTCTTGGTTGGATTGCCAAAGCTGCCAAGCCTATTCTCTGGATAGCTGGCGCATGGGCTGCTACCGCCCTGTTCTTCGCAAACTGGCGCAAGTGATGTGGATCCTATCTCTGCAATGCTCATGTTGGGCAGCGCACTCAAGGGCATACGCTCTTGTTGCGAAATGCTTAACGAGGGCAAAGCTGAGATACAGCGCATAAAGAAGGGCATTTCAGATGCCAAGGAAATTGCGAAAGAGGTTTCAGGTTTTTGGTCTTGGCTTCAAGCACTCTTCTTACCAAAGGATAAACAGCCTAGCCCTGTTGTGCAGGCTGAGGAGCCGAAGAAAAAAGTAAAGGAAGAATATGTTGAATACGTTCCTGACGAAGATGCAATCATTGATCAGTTTATTAAACACGTTGGTGACTTCTTTAAAGCACAAGCTTATCTCGTTGCTTACAAAGAAGACTTAGAAAGGAAAGTGTTTTCTTCATCATACGGCGACAACAACATTGGAGCTCTGGAGCTCATCTCTATTGAGACAAAGTTAGTCAAGTGTGGTGCTGAGTTGAGGGAGCTGATGAATGAAGCTCCACCGCAATTGGGTCCGTTGTACAGTCGCTACAAAGCAATGTACTCTAAGATCCTTGATGAGCAAAAGAAGGCTAGAGAAAGAGACAGGAAGAATGAAAAGCAAAGGAGGTTACTCAAGGTGAAGACAGAGAATGATCGCATTGATCGCTGTGTCCCTCATTGGGTGATGCTTGGGCTAATCATCTTTTTCTGGGTATTCCTATGGCTAATTCAATCGCTGAGTACGATGCAAAGATCTACTTTTGGGGCATGGTCCTCTTCGCCTCAGTATGTTTTATCGCACTCCCAACTATTGCCTTTATCTATCTTGACAACAAAATCCTTAGTGAACAAGTGAAGCAAGATAGGAAAGAAACCAAGCAACTTAAACAGAAACTTGAAGAGCAACTCAAAAATGAAAAAACTACCAATAGTTCTGATGCTTCTAGTTCTTCTGGGGTGTGAAGATAGATATCGATACTTCTGTCAAGACCCTAAGAATTTCCAAGCCAAACGGTGTCAGCGCCCTGACTGCCTGTTTACTCAAGATTGTCCTGATTACCTTGTAGCACCTGTATTGGAGAAACAAATTGCTCAACAACCTCAAAGCCCAACAGCCCCAGCGTCTGCTGACCGCTGAAGAAATCGAAGTCCGAGTCTGGGCTGTCGTTGTTATCGTTGTCACCTTCATATTGGCTGGCATCGTTTCTTTTATGCTGTACAGCTTGGCTTATGTAACCCAGCCGTTGAAGTCTATGGCTCCAATGGATCAGGCGTTTGCCAAGATGTTGAACGACATCGTTCTATTGGTGGTCGGTGGTATTGGTGGCGTGATGAGCCGTAAGGGCGTACAGGCTGTATCTGAAAAGATTGCTGCATCTCAGGTGACCACACCCCCACAGCCCCAAGCCGTAGCACCTAGCACTACCCCAGTGACTGCGGCATCAGGGGGAATGTTTGACTTCAACTTTGGTGGCTTCAAGAATCCTGAACTGGATGAGGAATGGAGAGCACCACCACCCCCGACTACCCCCAAGGACTATGTTGATCCGTCCAAGGAAGAGATTGCTAACGAACGTGCAGCAGCCAAGCTGGAGGCAGCATGATCCCAAATCCAAAGTTCATATTGATTGCTTTGATTGCTTGTCTGGCATCGTATGGCTATGGTCACCACAAAGGGTGGTGGGAGCGTGACATGGAGATGCAGGTAGAGATTGCTGCCAAGAACGAAGAAGCTAGAGCTAAAGAACAGCAACTTCAAAAGCAATTGAACGACCAAACTTCACAACTTATGGAGGCCAACAATGCCATCACTCAAAAACAGTCTGCTCTTGATCGTGCTATCAGCTCTGGTAGGGTGCGCCTCCCCGCCTCAAGTTGCGTACAAACCAGCCCAAGTGCCGGACCTGCCCCCAGCAATAGCCCAGAAACGACAAGCGAATCTGACAGAGAGACTCTCAGACTTATTGCTCAAATCGCAGCAGACGGCGACAACGCAATCAACCAACTCAACGCCTGTATCGATGCCTACAACCAAGTGAAGGAAACCCTAAATGGTAAACGCTGAACAACTACAAAAGCTTGGCATTGGTATTGAGTGGGTATCCCCTTTGAACGAAACCTTTACCAAGTTTGCTATTGCCACACCTCGTCAACAGGCTGGGTTCATTGGTCAATGTAGTCACGAGTGCGGGAACTTCAGGATCTTGGAAGAGAACTTGAACTACCGTGCTGAGACTTTGATGAAGCTGTGGCCTAAGCGCTTTCCTACGCTTGAGTTTGCCAAACAGTATGAGAAAAATCCTAAGAAGATTGCCAACATGGTTTACAGCAATCGTATGGGAAACAGGGATGAAGCTTCAGGGGATGGGTATCGTTTCCGTGGCAGGGGTTGCATCCAGTTGACCGGGCATGCAGGTTACTACCATGCTGGGCAAGACCTCGGCGTTGACTTTGTCAAAGAACCTGATCTGGTTGCCACACCTAAATATGCTGCCATGACTGCTGGTTGGTTCTGGTCAACACACAACTGCAACACCTTTGCTGAGAACGGTGAATGGACAGGGTTGACCAAGAAGATCAACGGGGGCGTGATAGGGCTTGCTGACCGCATTAAGCACATAGAACACGCCTTAGAAGTCTTAAAGACTTAATGAACTGACGGTTCTTCTACCAAGAATTCGTACCCTGCGTTGAGTCTGTACTCGTTCAGGAGCTTTTCTTGTTTTTCAATCATGCGATAGAGAAAGACTACTTCGTCGGTGACATCTGTATTCTCGATGATGATGCCTTCCTCGTTCCTTCTTAGCAGGACATAAGACCACTCTCTTACTGCATTAGACATGACAGTACTACCAGAAAAGTTAATGTAACTGCAAGACCTATTGCCAAACAAAACAAGATCATTTCAATCATTTGAGTACCTCTGCTGATTTAAGTTTTCCTGTCTCACCGTCAAATGTCAGCTTCAGATTGTTGTCTAAAGGTCTTTTCATAGGTTCACAACGAGCACACCAAAATTGAACAACATCAGGTTTAGATTCTGGTTTGATGCGGTATTTGCAACCTTCTACCCAAGATGGACAAAAGCAAGGAATCCATTGGTCAAGACTTATTTCGTATATCTCAATCTCAGCACCATCAGCCCAAGCCTTGATAAGTTCTGCGTGTTTATGTGGTTTCATTTTGGCATCCCCGCACGGCTATAGACTAAGAACTCAAGAGGTTTGAGAGACACTTCTTTCTTTGACAGACCATGAAGTGTTCCATGTGTTGGTTTGACAGCACGTTTCTTTTCTAAGATCTCTGACATACTGATCTTCCCTCTTGATGAAATGATGTGATCGTTTAGCAGGGTGGGGTAGTATGTTTTGATGAAGTCAGGATGAAAAGCGTTCATTTTCTTTCCTCCAACATAGCGTCTGCCATCATGTATGCACACCTTGCAATTTCTTTTACATACTCATCGTAAGTTTCTTGGTATGGATTGTGTATATCTTCTGGGTTAGCAAACATACCTTGCATCGCCTTGGCAGCAAAGTAGTCACGCAATGTCATGCCTTGCAGATTTCGCATCAGTGCTTCTTCGCCAACGGGAAACGCTGGCCCACCTGTTTTGTTTGTCATACCAACACCCATTCTCTTTCTGAGCGACCTGCATTAGAGGTCACTGTTTGTCCTGTTGTGTCAACCACGCCCAGCTTCTTCATCTCTGGAAGCCTGCGAGCCACTTGGTTCGGATCCAACCCAGTCCGACTGGCGATCCCGTCCTTGCCCAGAGGTCCATGCTCTAACAGACACTGATAGATCAAATCCATATGCTGGGGTGCTGCTTCCTTTATCTCTTCTGCTGCTTGATGACTTGTTACTGGATCGGACTTTCGGGCCCGCCAAAACTTGAATAATTTCATTTGTTAACTCCGTTTCTTTGCGTCTGTTATAAACAATACCATTTGCCCTAGTCCACTCTTCGTGGCATCTGCCTTGGGCTTTCATTTTTTCTTTGTATTCGTTTGTGCAATCTTCACAAATGAACGTCTGTTCTTTGGCCCTGTAAGCCTCGTGCAGCCACTGCCTGTACTGCAAGTTGCTGACAAAACAATCAGGTGTGTTGTTATTTTTATTGGGGTTCATAGGGGCGACAGGGGAATGAATGAACAAGTCTAGTTGATCATCAAACCCCATGTCTATCACCTTATACGCCGCAACCGCAAATCATCTTGCCGTTGTAACCCTGTACACAGCGGTAAGGGGAATACTGTGGGCAAGAAGCTGCTGCATATCCAGCCACAACTAAAAGCGTAATCGCCAAAAAGAATTTTTTCATCGAAAATCTCCGGTTAATTAATCTAAGTACATCACCATGGAATATCGTCGCTCATGTCCTGCAAGCTGCCTTTGGGGGCTTGTTTGCGGGTAGGGGCAGAACTTTGACGGGGGGCATCTTGTTTTGGTTTAACAGACAAAGACATGAACTTTTCACCGTTCTTTGAAGTCTTTAGCCAAGAGCTAATCCAGTACTCGTTGCCATCAACAACGATTGAGCCGTTGTAGTCAGGGTGGTTATCGGTTTCTTTCTTCTTGTTTTTGAAGAGAGCGCCACGATTATTGTTGTCGTATTCAGCCATCGTATTCCTTTCAAGATTTGGCTTTCTTAATTGCTGCTCTGGTTTTTGCTGTTAACAATCCCCACAGCCACACTTTTTGGTCAGCCTCGAGCGCTGCTTCATCGACCATTTGAGCGGCCTCTGTTGCTTTTTCTTGGTTGACCAGATCCTCGCAAGATGCTGCCATCTCACGAAGGAACTCTTTTTCTTCTTCAGGCAGATCGTCACCGACGTTGCCTTTGGGAGTAATGATTGGTGCATCGCCTTTGCGACCTGTTGTAGCGTCTAAGGCATCGTGCTCAACGATTTCAAGCGCTGCAACCCACAAATAACGGCGTAGGTAGGTTTGTACTGCCCCCAGATTCTGGACATCGTGACACCCCTTTAAAGCCGCTGTAGACATGGGCGAAGTGATGGTGATGCTTTCTTCTGGTTTGTCAGTGTTGACGATCCGCATATCGGCATAATCTTTGGTGAAGCTGATGACAGAAGTCAAGCCAACATCCTTGAAGATTTCTAGGGCAGGGATAACAAAGTCACCCAGCTCGAAATAGTAGTAGTTGGCAAACTTGTTGTGACCAGACTTCTTGAGCTGACGGCTGTGGAAACGCTCACGGGCGTGGTTTAGTTTTGTGTAAACGTTCATGCTTGTTCTCCAAAAGCTTCGCCAAGCTCGTTCTCGATGATGTATTGTTGGTCTTCGGGGTACAGGTCGGAAAAGTGTACAAAGTGGTTTTCTTGACAGCAGTGATACTTTTCGCCCTGTGGTTCACAGCAGTAGCAGCAGTACATTGTGTCTGAGGCCATGAACTCTTTTTTGTACTCTTCGTACAGACTTTTCATTTTCATTTGAAATCCTTTGCAATGATTCGTTCAATTACCGTGATTGCTCTGTCACGGACCAAGTCGATGATGTTTTGGTTGTCAAGGGTTTTGATCTCTTCGACCACCAAAGTATCTTCATAAATCCTGTTAAACACGACTACAAGCTTGATATCTTCATACTGGATGTGTTTGGTATATCTGCCTGTTTTCATGTCCCAAGAGCATTGTTGATCTACCCAGTTATGCGTAGAAGTGGTAGCACAGTCCTGCGAAGATGCAGAACGAAATGATACTGAAGATGATGTCATAAATTCCAATCTGTTCTTCTGGTTCTTCAAACCAACTTGAATCGTCATTTGGGAATGCTTCTTTTAATGTTCTTGGGAAACGGCGTGTTGTGTCGTTAATCATCATCGTCCTCCATGAAAGGGTCCCCAAAGGTTGATCGGATGCCTGTGCCAATGTTGAGCAGTCCGTCTTTGGTTTCTTGGATTGTCTGACCTTTGTCGCCAAACCAGAAGTCCCCGGTCTTGACAAAAGTGTCCCCATTGCTTGAGGTCTTGATGTTGCCTGTTGTGGTGTAGACACGACCCGAAAACAAATCAGTTTTGATCATCTTGTGCCTCCAGTGCTTTGATGTATTGAACCAGTTGTGCAACAGTTTCAACCTTACCCATGCACCACCTGTTAACTAGGTCTAAGACCATCTGTTGACCAGCCTTGTGGCCTTCTCTATACGATTCCACCGCATCCATTTCAAACTCCTTTTCGTGATTGGTGTGTGAGCACTGTACATTAACTTGAGTTGATGTCTACACAATTTTTTTTATCAAGATTTCAAACCTGATAGATATTCTCAATAGCCCTATTGTTGAACTGTAGTATAGTATCCTGCGTGTTAATAAACAAAGGATAGAAATGAAAGTTACTGATCTACCAAAGGGCGTTACTTTGTATGAGTTGGCAAAGGTGTTGGGCATTACAGCGCCAGCGGCTTACAAGTACAAAAAGAACAACAAGATCCCTGATCTACGGGTGTATCAACTTAAAGAACTTAAGCCGGAGTGGTTCAATGAGCAAGGGAAGTAAACCCAGACCTTTTTCTGTAAGCAATGAAGAGTACGCAAACCGTTGGGATGCGATTTTTGGACGAGATGTAAAGGAAGACGATGAGTTACGCAGACATAGAGATGAAAGTGGTTCAGTGGGGCGAGGCAAGGGGAATAGTGCAGAACAGCACCCCAGCAGCCCAAGCAATCAAGACTCAGGAGGAGCTTGATGAACTTCAGGATGCCATCCGATCAGGAGATCGAGCAGCTATGGCAGATGCTTACGGAGACATTCTTGTCACTCTTGTCATGGGCTGTGCCTGTGCTGACCTAGACTTGGTAACCTGTTTTCAGGGTGCTTATCAAGAAATCAAAGACCGCAAAGGCTACCTCAATGCTGACGGCGTGTTTGTCAAGGAAGCATGATGGTTACAGGTACAGAAGCTAAGGTGTGTGAGGACATTGCTAGACGGCAGGCGTTTGGCATGTCTAAGTACGGCATTTCGGTGCAGGATAACCCACTTTTGTACCGTGCTTGGCTGCAACATGCCTATGAAGAAGCATTGGATTTGTCGGTGTACTTACGCCGTTGTTTGGATGAATTAGATAAGGAAATGAAATGATTTGGTCTATGGCTTGGGATACTTTTATGGCAGTGTTGGCGCTGCTGACAATGTTTATTGCTTTGTCTTGTTTTTGGGCAGGGCTGATGTTTCTTTATGAAGCACATGAATGGTTGATCAACAAGGTTATTGCCTTTTGGGAGGCTAAGAAATGACACCAACATCTAAATTGCGCTTTGTTGAGCGTTTTGTGCCTGTTATTGGAACCAATTACGGAAGTACTGTTCGTGTTCTTCAGCAATTGTGGGAAGCAGACATCACCGACATTTTTACTGGCAAACCGCAAGCCGAATGGCGTGATGTACCTATGGAGAAAGAAGAATGAGCCAAGTAAACATCATCCTGACAGACAAAGAAGACGGAACCCTTGGTGTGCAGATCATTGCTGACCAAGAAGAAGGCAAAGCACATCAGGTAGCGTTGATGTTCATGGAGATGCTCCAAGACATGCAACGAGCCAAGATCATCACAGAATCGTGATATCATCAAAATGCGCCGTGGAAAGCGTAAATGGTGGTATCTGGTTAGTCCTCATTGGGGACGGCCCCAGATGCCGTTTTTAACACCCGCAAAAGGTGTGGATACCACCCGGTAATTTCCATACTGGGACTGTCCACCAATGGGGACTGAATGCACTACTATCAATTCAATATTGGCGACTACAAAAGTCACACAGAACATCTTTCTGAGATGGAAGACCTTGCCTATCGGCGTTTGCTCGATTGGTACTATCTTCACGAATGCCCTATTCCTGATGACATACCTGAAATAGCTAGGCAAATCAGGATGCGTTCGCATAGCGATTGCATTGCGACCGTATTACAAGAATTCTTTCAGTTAACTAAGAAAGGTTGGCTTTCCAAGAGGGCTGAATACGAGATTTCTAGAATTGGTGACAAATCTGCCAAGGCAAGAGCAAGCGCTGAAGCTAGATGGAATAAGGCTAAAAATGCGAACGCATTGCGAACGCAATCCGAAGGCAATGCTACACAAGACACAATACACATTACACAAGACACAGAACACAAGAAGAAGGCAACTGTCGTTGCATGCCCTGACGGGCTTGATGTTTCTGTTTGGCAGGATTGGTTAAAGATTCGCAAAACGAAGAAAGCACCTTTGACGGCTACAGCTTGGAAGTTGTTTGTCAACGAATGTCAGAAAGCTGGATGGTCGATTGAAGATGCCATCAAGGAATGTTGCTTGAGGAACTGGGCATCGTTTAAGGCAGAGTGGATGAAAGAGAAGCAGACCAATGCCGAACGCCTGTCAAACACCATGTCTACCCTTACCCGTGGTCTGACCGCACCCAAGCCTTTCTGGGCTAAACCTGATGACAATGTACTGGAGGTTAACAATGTCAAATTACTGTGAAGCAGATGTTGGCTTTGACTACATCTTCGGGCGTATGAATGCTATCTACGGAAACGACTTTGCTCGCAAATGGGAAGGCATCGATGCCAACCTCATTCGTTCAGAGTGGATGCAAACGTTGGGCAAGTTCTTGACCTACAAACCCAGTATGGACTATGCCTTGGACCACCTCAACCCTGATCGACCACCGTCCTCGTTGCAGTTCCGAAAAATTTGCCAAGATGGTCCTCGAGTGCCTGTGCCTGATGCGGTGCAGTTGTCCTACAACCCAACAGTTAAGTACACCGAAGAACAAAAGCGTAAAGCATTGGCTGACTTGGCCGAGTTGAGAAACAGTTTTGCAAAGGCTATGCCATGACTAAAGAACAAGCACACCTTTTGTTAAACAAAGCAAAACACGACAGATTAGTCCCTTTAAGGTTAATCAACCAAGCATTGATAAAAACAGGCGATATAGATGTACGAACAACTGATCCAGAGATTAGCCGATCACTATGCGACTATGGCGATGAATCCCGGTTCTATCGATCACGCACGTCATCAAGTCCGTTTGTTACGAGAAGATGATTCTGGGTTGTTCAAAAACTTACCTGAACTTGTAAAAGTAAAGATAGATGAATCGAAAAAGGAAATGAGATGAGACAAGATGAAATCATTGAGATGGCTAGACAAATTTCAAAGACACTAGATACAAGCGAAGAAGGGTATCGCCTTTGGACTTACGAGGCACTTCAATCCTTTGCCAAACTGGTAGCAGAGCGTGAGCGTGAGGCGTGTGCAAAGTTGTGTGACGAATTGCAAGATATTCCTGCAACTGAGCCAAGACATTGTGCTGAAGACATCCGAGCAAGAAAATGAAAAAACGCTCCAAATACAAACCCAAGGGCATCAGACTTGATGTGATGACCTATGTCAAATCAGGTCTACTACCTGTAGCCAAAGTACCAAACGCTGGCACAACCCTGATAGCAAAGAACCATGCAGCCTTTGACGAGATCATGTTTGGCAGAGGTGACAGAGATCATGTTGATGTACTAATTCATGCTTTCAACCAAGCCGAAGCCATTGCTTACCTTTATCCGGCAAAGGGTGGTGACTGGTTACCGGAGATAAAGGAAGCACAGGACGCTGTTTACAACATGGGAAAACGTGGTGTGAGCGGCAAAAGCTTTGTGTTTACGGGTCCTGAACTACAGGCGGTCAAACTGGCGATGGCGGTGCATGACCAACAGTTAGAGGAAACGACGGTCAAAGAACTTGAGAGGTGTATTGACTATGTGTCTGAATGCATCATTCACAGGCGTGTAAGGGTAATAGCAAAGGAAACGGCATGATGTACCTCGGCATCGATCCGGGTTTCACAGGGGCTTGGGGCATGATCAATCACAAGGGCGACTACATTTCTTGTGGGGACATGCTCAACGACCACCAGTTCATCCTGACAAACGCTGTCTTTGCAGAGATCAGCCAAGCCCGTGATCGACAAGACCTTCAGGTCATCGTGGAATCTGTTCACAGCATGCCCGGCCAAGGGGTGTCATCCAGCTTTAAATTTGGAATGTCCTTTGGAGCCGCTATAAGCCTCGCACAGCGCCTCAATTGCCCTTGGCACATAGTTACCCCTCAGAGATGGAAAAAGGCCCTCAAACTCGATTCTGACAAGGATAAGAGCCTATCGCTGGCAAGAGAGCTTTGGCCGCAAGCACCGCTGACAAGAAAAAAGGACAACGGCAGGGCTGAAGCTTTGTTATTGGCCGAGTACTTGAGGAGGGAGCAGCTTGACTGATTGGGACGACATTGGTTACAACCCCAAAAAGCTTACGCATTACGAAAAGTACATGAAAAGGCCGGATTGGTGGTGGGATCAATTTGTTGGTCCACGAAAGCCAAGGGGTGGCAAGCGTAAGGGTGCTGGCAGACCATCGGAAAAAATACAACAAACCCCAAAAGAGGGCTTGACCATTGTAGTAAAGTTAAATAACATACAAACACTATCACTCAAAGAAATGGGTGATGGGGACATCGAAAAGGGTGTTCAAGCATTGATAGACAAGCATTTGTAAAGGAATTGATATGAACTGGCCATTCCCTCTAACGCCGATCCCAAGCGATCACAGGCTACCTAAGTACAACCCTGCCAATGAGGAGGACGCACCGTATGTCACACATTGAAGCTATGCGAAATGCTGTTGAGGCAATGGACAAACATGACTACGAAATGGCTGACCACATCTTGTGTCAAGCCATCGCAGAGGCAGAGAAGCAAGAGCCTTTTGGCTACTTAGAGATCGAAGACATTGAAAGCCATAGCGAATACCCACACAACTGCCGAAGCGTCAATCTTTGGTATGAGGGTGGTGAAGGCATGGTTGCCATCTACACCACCCCACAACCACAAGAGTTTGTGTGCAGCACTGGGCTGTGCCACTTTACTCTCACACAGACCAATGTAGGCATAGGGGAGCGAGGGATGCAGGCATACGAAGAGGCAAAAAAGCGTGGTTGGGTAGGAGTGTCTGACGAGCGTTTGATGGAGATGCCACAGCAACTACCCGCAGCACAGCGTGAATGGGTTGGGTTGACGGATGAGGAACTAGAACCGTTATGTAAGGAATGGAGAATTATCTTTGGAAGTTGGACGCAAGACTTTGCCCGAGCCATCGAAGCCAAACTCAAGGACAAGAATGGTTTTTAAGACAGTACTTGCACCCGGAGCACCTTGGTATCCAAAGGAAAAGAAGGGGCACAAGTACAGGACTAAACCGGGTAGATCAGATCCTGCAAAGACAACAGACAACTTTTACAAATGGTTAAAAAAGGAATTAAAAAATGACAGACGAAGACGATGAATTTGTAAGAATCGAGAAAGAAAGCTTGTGGCGTAAGAGGCAAATAGAAGAACATCTTGGGCAACCTGTTTACCGCAAGCCAAAGAAAGAGTGGGTAGGTTTAACAGAACAAGAATTAAATAATTTATGGAATGAACACTGCATTAAGTGGGAAGAATTATCAAAAACACTCATTAACCCTGTTGTATTTGGTAAATTGGTAGAAGCAAAGTTAAAGGAAAAGAATCATGACTAAAGAAGAATTACTAGACCATTTTGCAACGAATGCAATGACAGCTCAAATACAAAAAAATGGGATGATGGATAGATTTTCATTGGCTAATTCGTCTTTCAGAATGGCGGTAGCAATGATTGAAGCCCGTGAGCAAATATTGAGAGAGTGGGAAGAGGAAGAAAAACGCCAAGAGCGTTATAAAACCGCAGATTTAAAAGAACTTGACTTACCAATTAGATATTTCAGATGCTTACAGGCAGAAAATATCCTAAGCAAACAAGAATTGTGCGCTTGGACTGAGCGAGATTTAAGACGAGTCCCGAATCTTGGTTTAAAAGGAATTCAGTTTATTAAACAAGCTATGGCTGAACATGGATTGAAATTGAAAGGTCAAGAGTAAAAATGGCAAAAATTCAACTTAGCCAACATCAAGTATTTATGTTGAAGCATTTTGCTTTGGGTTGGAAATTTAAGTTGGATAACAAAAAGCCTGGTTCATGGAACACATATTGGTCACTCAGGCGTAGAGGTTTGGTGAACTCAGGCAGCATATTGACAGACATGGGCAAAAAAGCCTTAAAAGACTGGAAGGACAAAAATGACTGAAGAAGAAGCACAAAAAGCCATTGATTTCATTAGATTTGAAGCACCTAACTATGCCAAAGCAAAGGCAGAACGCTCATTTATTGAGCAATTCTTGCGTTCAAAGAAGAGCTTGTTGATGTCACAGGAAAGCGGAACTCTTGGTGCGAAAGAAGCGTATGCCTATGCACATCCTGACTACATTGCTTTGCTTGGTGGTTTGCGTGAAGCTGTCGAACAAGAAGAAACCCTGAAATGGAAAATGGAAGCAGCCAAGCTGGCGTTTGAGAAGTACAAGGTTGAACAATTCAATATGCGTGTTGAAGCAAGGGCGATGAGTTAATGTACCGTGATCCTGATTTACTAAAGCTGGCGCAAGGACAGCCATGCCTGCTCAACTGCCACCCGTACTGCGATGGTGACGAGGGCAGCACAACAGTGGCCTGCCATTCAAATGAACTGATACACGGCAAAGGCAAGGGGCTGAAGGCTGACGACTGCATGAGCGTGTGGGGGTGCTACAAGTGCCACACATGGCTGGATCAGGGGGATAAGTCAAAAAGAGAAAAAGCAAAGATCTTTGACCAAGCGTGGTATCGCCAAGTACAAGAGTGGCATAAAATCGCCAATAACCCGTTACTCAAGCCTTGGCGAGTAGAAGCAGCCGAGAGAGTACTCAAGCACATTGGAGCGATCAAATGACCCAAGGCGAATTCATCCTTACCCTGTTACACGCAGCAACAAACACCCATATCCTGCATTTGCAGACCAAGAGCTACGCAGAACATGTGGCTTTGGGAACCTTTTATGAGGAACTGCCAGACCTAGTTGACAGTGTTGTAGAAAGCATACAGGGCTTGACGGGCGAGATCATTGAATACCCTGAGATGTATTACCACCCAGCAGCCGATGGCTTGCAGGAACTTGAAGAGTTGGCAGAGTTTGTCAAAGAAAACAGACAAGTGCTACCGCCAGATAGCGAAATTCAGAATGAGGTCGATAATATCGCCACATTGATCAACTCCACCCTCTACAAGTTGCGCTTCTTGAAATAAGCCCAAAACTTTTTCGGTTTTCTACGCAG